GCTACGGCGGCTTTACTCACGTGGGCGGCAAACTGACTAAGAGCGGAAGAGATCACCAGGTCCGCATTTACTGGGATGCGTCTAATCAGATCAGCCTACAAAAATACGACCCTGCAGCCCCTGCAGCAGCCTCCGCCATTGAGATCCCTGCTGCTGCCAGCAGGAAGATCACAGCCAAAACCGGCGAGGCCCGCATCCAAACCGCCGCCGAAAGCCTGATGTCCTGGACGACCAAGGCAGGCGGTCAGCCGATGTCGCTCGACCAAGCGCTTGAGCTTGTGCGTGCCAAGGGCTCAATCCTTGATCCAGACAAGGTGCCTGGCCTCGATATGAAGGCTGCCCGGTCGGACAAGGCCATGGGCTCCCGGGACACTCCTGCAACCGATGCAGTGGCTGCCGCTTATCGCCAGCACTACGGCCTGCAGGATCTGCCTGGAGAGTTTGGCGGCGGCCGCACCGCGCAGCTGTCCCGTCAGTTCCTTCCTGACTCGATCGAAAGCCGCAAGCGCTCAATGCTCCTGGCCAAGCAGAACGGCCCGGTCAAGAACATCTGGGACGAGCTGAGCAACAGCGAGTACGGCCCAGCGCTTCAGCAGATCATGCAAACCATGGACGACCTCACTGGTAGTGAGGCCGCTCTGATCCGTGGCGCCGACACCTACCAGGGCTACTACGGCGACATGCTCATGACCCTTGGTCAGAGCGGGCCAAGGAACTCCCTGGAAAAGGAGTTGATGGGCATCGTCGGCCGCATCGCTGGCGGCGACCTCAAGTTGGACATCACCGATGGGATCTGGGGCCGCGACGGCCTGGCGGCTTACGGCCTGACCGAAAGCGGTCAATACTTCAATGTCGGCGGGGTCATGTCTGCCGACCTAAGCGAGCTGACTGGAGATCTGCTGCTTGTCGCCCGCCATGCGTCAAGCGAGCCCGGGCTCACTGTCCCGTTCCACCGGCTGACCCAGGTGGCCGTGCATGAAGCAGTCCACCGGCTGCAAAAGCGCTTCATGGTCACTGATCAGATCGACTACCTGCTCAGCCCTGAAGCCATCAATTACTTTAGAGCTGAGGCTGCCAAGTCTTATGGAAAGGACTTCGACCAACTCCTTCCAGTCGAACTCCAGGCTTGGGGATCGCAGCGGTACTTGGCGGCAAGGCTTCTCGATGAGATGGCCACGGGCTTTGAGCGAGCAGGAAATCCGCGAGCTGCAACTGCAATTCGACGAACTGCGAAGAGAAAACTTGGCGAGTACGGCATCCAAGCTCCCAGCCGTCTTCAGGAAGCCCTACGTCCTCTTGTGGAGGTTTTTGAGCGGGTCAGAAACTGGCGGGTCTTCGGCAGATTCGCGCTAACAAGCGATCTGCCAGCGCCCCTGCTGGAGGCCCACGGCAAGCTCTATAACGCAGCAATGACGCTGGGCCGCGACAAGCCCGGCGGCAATTTCACGCTGAGGCTTAACGCGCCAATCGCAACGCCAATGCCAGCACGACTGCAGGCGTTCCTCGACGACGTTTATGGCGGATACATCTCCAGCCAGCGCCCACGCTTTGGCGACCTGTCACACCAGATAGACGTTGAGAAGCTCAACTTCTCTGATGACGTTTCAGCCGCTCTGTCGGCATTTGACAGGGCCGGCATAGAGCGGCCACTTGGTCGTGATCTAAGCCCTGAAGCCCGCAAGGGTTATCAGAAGGGCGATTTCGAGCCGGTTGCGCGAGACCTCGCTCAAATCATTGATGAAAGGGTTGCAGGCCTGGACGCTCAGGTTGCTGCCTTGAAAGCACAAGCATCTACAGGAGGTTGCTGAGCAATGTCTAACTGCGACGAGATCTTTCAGCAGGTTCAGGCACTAGAGGAGAGCAAGCGCAAGCTGCGCACGGCGAGGTCCACCTTGCTCAGCAGGTCTCAGCCGGATGAACCGGACCCGGTGGGTCGCTTCGTCTTCCGCGGCAAAGACGGCCAAGACTTTGAGGTCGACTTCGATCAGGTCTTCCGCCAGATCACGCAAGACCCTTTGGCAACCAAGGCATTTGCGGAGATGGCGGCCCAGAACCGTCTCAAGCCGGTTGGTGCTGAGGGGCAATTCGAGAACTTCTCCCAGCTGGTGGATCGCATGGGCCTGGACCGCGCAGCGGACCTGGGCGCCCTGCTGACCCGCTTCACGGGGGACTGGGAGAAGGTCAACCCCAATGACTTCTACCGGACGATCGCCGTATCAGACCCCGAGCAGTTCAAGTCCCGCGTTGCCCAAGCGTTTGACGAGGCGGGGATTGCGATCAGCCAGGACCGTCTGGCCCAGATGATCTCCACCAACGTGGCGCCGTTCTTGGACATCGTTTCCAAGCAGGACAAGCTGCGTGTGCTGGGTGCCGTGACGCGCAACAACGTCATCCAGAAGATCCAGGTGATGGCGAATCAGATCGCCGAGACCGGCGTCAGACCCACCAGGGAGACGAAGGCGGCGTTCATGCGGGACTACTACACCGCGATCTACGCCCACCGCTCTGAGCGCATTGCATCACGTCGCTCCGGCCAACTCCTGCAGAACTACCAGCGGGTGATTGATGAAGACGCCGGCGCATCTGAGTCCCTATTCCGCACCACTGCCGTGGAGGCCAAGGCGGAAGCCGACCAGCTGGCAAAGGACGTGATCACGATGCAGCCGGAGGAGCTCGTCCAGGAGGGCAACTTTGCCAAGCGAGTGATCGAGGCCGCTGACAAGGGTGCAGCAGGCCAGCTGGAGTTGCAGGAACTGATCGACGCCGCCAAGCGCTCTGGCGTCGACACGTCAGATGCCGGCTTCGATGCGGACTGGGAGCGGACCTGGAAGCGCAATGCACGCGCGGGGTACAAGGACACCAATTTGTTCAGCCCCCGCAGCCAAAGCCTCTCCAACTACCTCAGCCAAAAGATCGTCTACCTGACGGAGGGATACCGCCGCCTGACTGGGCAGAACGCCTGGCAGCTCTTGGGCGCCCGCCAGCGCGGCCATCAACTGGCGTTGCTTGAGGGTGATCCAGAGGCTTTGACCTCAAAGCTCAACGAGCCCACCTACATCAATCCGCTGGCAACTGGCTTCTTCCGCGATGCCCTAAAGGCTCAGCTGGATGGATCACGCATTGCCGTTGAGGCTGGCCTGAAAGCTCATGCCGTCATCAAGCAGACATGGGGTGAGTCGTTGCAGCGCCACTTCATGGAGGGCGATACGCCGTTTGCGGGGAACCTCGACAACTTCATCGCCAGAGGGCAAATGCCCATCGAGGACCAGTACCGGGCGGCGCAGGAAGTGCTGGACGAGCCCTGGGACAAGAGCCGTTTCTTCTTCCAGTTCAGGGACAAGCTGCACGTCTCCTTCAAGCTCATGGCAAACAAGAAGATTTACGAGGCCACGGGGCAGAAGCTGCCGGTCTATTCCGCGCTGCAAATGATGAGCGCTGTTGATCAGCGCATGGGCATCCGCACCTACATGACGCAGCGGGCCAACGACCTAATCCTTGAGCAGGCCGCCAAGTTTCCCGATCGCTCTCTCAAGGAGTGGTCGCAGGCTGTCGACCAGGAGCTCTTCGAGCAGATCTACCGGGCAGACCCCAGCCCTGCGCAGATCGAGGCGGCCAGGCTGGAGTTCGACATGGCCAAGCCCAGCCAAGGGGCTGATGGCCTTGTCGAGGGCTTCACGGATGACGAGGTGGCAGCGTTCATCGCCAGCGAAAAGTTGGGCTATCCGGTTCAGGTGTCACCTGAGCAGCTGAAGGCCAGGGACATCTCGGTGCAGCTGCGGATGCAGCAACGCCGCACGCAGGGCCTACCGGGCGTCATCGACAACGCTGTCTCCAGGGCCCGCCAAGGCGAAACAGGGGACGCGATGGTCACCTTTTGGCGTGCGCCGTTCAACCAGCTGATCTGGGATCTCACCCTGGCCGGCAGCCCTGTTTCTGCTGTCTACAAGGTGGCCCAGGCCAGCGGAAAGATGGTGCAGGGCAAGCTGACGCCAGAGCTTGCAGGAGAAGCCCAGTCGGCAACAGTGATTGCCTTGTCGATGATGGGCATGTTCCTGATGCTTAGGCAGTCAGGAGCGATCACTGGCAATGGCCCGCTGGATCCGGCCGCCAGGAAGCAGTGGATCCAGCGCCTTAACGCTGAGGGCAAGGTGCCCAACAGCGTGTTTGGCATTCCCTTCAACATGGGCGGTGTCCCTGTGCTCAACAGCCTCTTCTTGATGGCTGATGCCGCCGAGATAATCGAGCAAGGGCAAGTCAGCAAGCACGACCAGCAAAACGTCTTTCAGGGCCTACTGCAGCTGACGGCTGGCCAGGTGATGCGTACTCCTGGCTTCCGTCAGATCCAGATGCTGTACGACGCCCTGGCCAACGGCAGCGCCAACGGCTGGGAGAAGCTGGGCAGGTGGGCTGCCTTCATGGGCAACAGTCAAATCAATCCCCTTTCAGGTGGCGAGCGTCTGATGGAGTGGGCGACTGGAACCCAGTGGCAAGACCTGACGCCGCCTAACCGTGCAGGCGTCGATGAGCGGTATGCACTGGATCAGCTACCGGAAGACCACCCGCTCAAGTCCGCCGAGGAGGTTCTCCGCAGCTGGATCTATATGTCCAACCCAGGCATCGCCCACTGGATGGGACTGCGGGTGAAGGAGAAGACCTGGCTGGGCCGTGATGTGCGCAGGCCTGATGGCATCTTCCGCGGCGAGTGGCCCGTTGGTGTGCCTGGCATCTGGGAGTTCAACGGCGGGGAATACCGCGTCGAACGCAAGCTCGAGGAGCTAGGGCTGCTGAACCCACCAGGGCCAGTGATGCTGGGCAAATCCAGCAGCGGTGTGCCGCTGACCTCTGATGCCATCGAAGAGATCAACGATGTGATGGGCTCCGTCAAGCCCTCACTGCCCTTCTCGCGTGACGCAAGACATGGCGGCACGGTGATCTGGCGTGGACCTGAAACCACGATCATTCGCGACGGCCGGGAGGTTCCTGCCGGTCGCGTGATGGTGGACCTCACCCGCCTGGTGGATGAGGCAACGCAGGGGAGAACCGTGCGGGAAGCTCTGGACTATGTGCTGACCAGCAAGCAGTGGAGCAACTGGGACAAGGATCCCGCGTACACCACCAACCCCAAGGTCAGGGACATGACGAAGGAGATGCGCCGCAATCAACCTGGCTCCTATGTCATCCAGAAGATCAAGGACTACTACGCGGACTTAGCAGAGAGCGCATTCATGGAAAGCGGTACTCCCGCCGCAATGCAGGTACTGCAGGACGCTGAGATCCTTCGTGTTGACGGAACGGATCTGCGGATGCAACAGCGGGAGCTGGACGCCATGTCCCGCTAGGGGCCATGGCCTGAGGGGCTGTCTTCCCTCAGAATGAGTGCTACGAGCCTGTAGTGGTCTGGTAGCACGATGCCTCTTTCCTACGCCACATATACGGGGAACGGTTCGACTACCACTTTTTCCGTTCCCTTCCCATACCTGCTGAAGAGCCACGTCAAGGTCTTCATCGGGTTCAACATCCTCAACGGCACTTACACCAGTGAGCTGGTGGATGGGACTGGCTTCACTTGGACGAGCGCAAGTCAGATCCAATGCACCACGGCCCCAACTGCCAGCCAGGTGCTGACCATCACCCGGCAAACGCCAAGCTCCACCCGACTGGTTGATTGGAACGACGGCAGCAATTTGATTGCGGCCGATCTGGATACGGCTGACCTGCAAAACCTGTACGTCGTCCAGGAGCAGCAGGACCGGAACGACTCGGGCATCACCCAGTCCACCAGTGCAATCAATACGGCAACATCCGCCGCTGCCACGGCTACGGCAGCGGCGGCGTCAGTGGCTATTGCCTACTTGAAGAACGGTAGCGTTGCCATGACTGGCAATGTTGCCACTGGCGGCTTTCGGATCACCAATGTTGGCACGCCAGTTTCTGCGACCGACGGTGCAACAAAAGGGTATGTCGATACCTTTCAAAGTCAAACGGCCAACATTGCTGATGCGGCAGTCACTACCGCCAAGCTGGCAGACGCCAACGTAACTGAGGCCAAGCTGGCAACGGATGCCGTCACCGTCGCCAAGATCAAGGACGGTGAGATCACCAGTGCCAAGCTGAACCCAGCCACGGTCGTCACCAACGCCGAGGTCTCTGGCGTCACTGTCAACGACACCAGCTTCTTCACCACCTCTGCGTCGGACCTGCGCTATTTCCGCCAGGACAGCAGCGAGACCATTGCTAGCGGCAACACCTGGAGCGGCAGCGACAACTTCATTGCGACAACCGCTGCGATCGACGCACGGATCATCGATTTGGTGGATGACGTTGGCGGCTTCGTGCCGATCGCCAATGAAACCAGCTTCCCTGTAGCCAACCCCGACATCAACAACCCTGACGGGGCGGGGACGATCATCAGCGTTGCCTCGATTGGCACAACAAGGACTCCAACTGCCGGCGTTGTAACCATTGCTGGCGGCTCTGGCGCAAACGCCGTGACCATCACCGGCTGCGGATCCACGGTCCTGGCCGCTGGCTACGGCCTGCTGGTGGAGACCACCGCCACCCTGCACACCTATACGTTCCACCGCCTAGTGCCAAGGGCAACGGAGGTGACCACTGTTGCTGGCATTAGCGGCAACGTAACCACGGTTGCAAACAACAACGCCAACGTCACGGCAGTTGCTGGAAATGCCGCCAACATCAACACCGTTGCAGGCAGCATTGCCAACGTCAACAACGTTGGAGGCAGCATTGCCAACGTTAATTCTGTAGCTAGCAACCTTGGCACAGTCAATGATTTTGCGGCTCGGTATCGCGTAGCTGCAACGGACCCATCAACCAGCCTTGACACTGGCGACTTGGTTTTTAACACCACTGCCGGTGAGCTGCGTGTCTACAACGGTGCAGCTTGGCAAGGCGGCGTTACGGCTACTGGCAATTTGATGAGCAAGTCCGGCGGCACCATGACAGGTGCGCTGGGTGTTACGGCTGGTACGGCTGGTGCGCCTTCGGTGTTCATCTCTGGCGACACCAACACCGGCATTTTTTCACCCGGCGCAGACCAAGTAGCCATCAGCACTGGTGGGTCTGGGAGAGTGTTTGTTGGTAGTAGTGGGAATGTTGGTGTTGGGACGGCGAGTCCTGGCACTCTTGTCCACGTTGCCACAACAGGGGCAGGCGGAAAAGGTGGTGAAATTAAAATCCAAAATTCCTCTGCGCGTCAAACAGGCAACTTTGCGCAACTAAGTTTTGCGCCTAACTCTGATTACTCAGGATCGGTAATTGGAGCATTTATTAGAGGTTTAGATACTGCTGGCGATTCTGGCAATCCCTGTTCTTTAATCATTGGCACAGGCTCCGCCGGATCACCTAGTGAAAAAATACGAATAGACGAGTCAGGCCGAGTAGGCATAGGGACTAGTTCGCCTGCGCATTATTTGCACGTTAGCGCAAGTGTAAATGACGCTGTAACTAACATCGTCAACACAGACACCACTAACGGCTATGGACTCAGCGTTGTTGCTGGCGGATCGGCAAGCAATCGGTACATAGCCAGGTTTGCTGATGCGGGAAATAATGCAAAGGCAATTATTCTTGCTAACGGCAGCGTAGGGATTGGCACTAGTTCGCCTACACAACTGCTTGAAATCTCAAATGGTTATTTAAGAATTGGCACAGACAAAGGCATTAAATTTGATACTTCTAACTCCGCTAACGATTCCGAGCTAAGCATTGACAGCAGTGGCGTAATTAGTTTCAAAAACAGTGCCGGGTCTTCTACAGTTTCTATTACAAACGCAGGCAACGTAGGGATTGGCACCACTACGGTTGACTCCCTACTGCATTTGAAAGGGACCGGAACTGCTTACTCTGGCAGCATTGCAGTTGGTCCTGTTTTAACACTTGAAGATGCTGCTGGACGCATTACACAACTTGTAGCTCCGGGCACTGTTGGAGAGGCAGGGGTTGGTACTAAGTCAAGTCATCCCTTGACATTCTTTACAGCAAATACCGAAAAAGCTCGGTTAGATCAATCGGGTCGACTGTTAGTTGGCACGTCTAGTGCGCGTGCAAATTTCTACAACAGCACCAACACAGCGGCTACTCAAGTTGAAGGCACGAGCAACGATACTGGTGCGCTAGCTGTTATCCAAAACTTTAACGGTGCTACACAAGGCGCTCAGTTAATCCTTGCCAAGTCAAACGGTTCCTCCGTTGGATCAAACACAATCATTGCTAATACAAACATTGCAGGACTTATTAGTTTCCAAGGAAATGACGGGACTCAATTTGTAGAAACGGCACAAATCAAAGCAGAGATAGACGGCACCCCTGGCGCTGATGATATGCCAGGCAGGCTAGTGTTCTCGACTACTGCCGATGGGGCGAGTTCTCCGACGGAGCGGATGAGGATTAAAAGTGGCGGCGAAGTTTTGATAACTAACTCAGCCGGTGACTTCAAAGTAGAAGATGGCTCAACTATTTCTTTTGGAGGATCAAAGGCTGGTGGATTTAATTCCTATAGAGCCACTTCAGGAGGCAGCGACGGTGTACATCACTTCTACAGCGATAACGGAGGTACACGCAGTCTCAAGGGTTATTTTCAAGCCAATGGCGGTTTAGCAAATTACAGCTCTAACAACATTAACCTATCCGACCGCAACGCCAAGAAAGACATTACCCCTGCCGCTGGTACTTGGGACTGCATCAAGGAGTGGGAGATTGTCAACTACCGCTACAAGGACCAGCCCGATAACGGTGACCTGAATCTTGGTGTGATTGCTCAGCAGGTGGCAGAAAGCTGCCCTGAGGTAATTACTGTCTTCCAAGAAGCCAAGGAAGCGACCGAAACAGAACTTGCTCAGGAAGAACGACTAGGCGTCAAAGATCAGCAGATGGTCTGGATGGCAATCAAAGCCCTTCAGGAAGCTCAGGTTCGCATCGAAGCCCTTGAGGCTGAAGTTGCTGCACTCAAAGCCCAGTAGTCCCCTTCACTTCTTACCCTACAGTTCTCTTCCCAACTACCACCCCATGCCTGACACCTACATCATCAGCGCCGAAGACAACAATGAAGACGTGACCGAACTGGTCAAGCACGTTGCCGAGAAAGTTGATGGCGTCACTGTTGAAACCAAGCCGGGCGGCTCCATCAAGATGACGGGTGGAGCCAGCATCACTATGAGTGCCGATGGCGGCATCAAGATTGGCTGAGCTTCTTAGTCTTGGACCCTTCTATTGCCAGCTCGCCTAACCTGACCGCATCACCATCAAACCCATGACCACCTACGCCTGGAAGATCAACACCTTGGAGCGCGAAACCGACGACGGGTTTGTCTACACCGCTCACTACACCGTGGACGTAGAGGACGGCACCTACCGTGCCGGCGCCTACGGCTCGATTGGCTTTGAGCGCCCTGAGACCCTGATTCCCTACGCCGACCTCACTGAGGAAATCGTGGTGGGCTGGGTGCAAGCAGCCCTTGGGGAAGAAAAAGTGCAAGAGGTTGCTCAAGCACTGCTGACCCAGCTCTCGGAACAGCGTGAGCCCACCAAGGCTAGCGGCGTCCCCTGGGGCTGATGGTCGCTAAAAGCAAAGCCGATGCTGCAAAAGTCGAGCATGTCTCTCGTGCGGCCTACAAAAAGACCAGCATCGGCAACTCTGTCAGGAGCAAGGCCAGGCCTGGGCGTAAAAAAAGCAGGGGTCAGGGGCACTAAGCCACCTAACCACCTGCAGCGCTGCCTTACTTTTTCTTAGCTGTCTTTGCAGAATCCTTAAAGTCCTTAGCGCTTGGAGCGTCTTTGGACCCAGGTTTCCGCATCTGCTCACCAGAGCCAGCCGCAATGCGCTCACGCTTGGCGTGGATGTTGGCGTAGAGGCCTTTCTTTGGAGCCATGGTCAGCACCCCTTCTTGCCGCCGCCTTTGCCGCCTTTGCCGCCTTTTTTCATGAGTTTGTAGCGTCAACAGTTCAAGGCTATCTGCGCTTTGCTGCAGCGCAAATCCAGTAATAGCAAGCGTTTGCGTAGGCCTTGCGAATTGGTAGGCTGACGCTGCACGCAGAGCTCGCTCGTGGTTGAGGTTGCTGCCGCGGTGTTAGGCGCCGCCATTACAGTCAGCGCCATGGGCGTAGGAGCCTTGGGGTCACGCGGCAGGGAGGGGAGGGACGCTGTAATTCGCTTGGCCGCCAGTGTGGACAACGTGGCCACACGCCTCGAACAGTTGCATGTGGACATCAAGGCGGACCGCAAGGAATACTATTCTCGGCTCAATTCGATAGAGCAGCGTGTTGCTCGGCTTGAGGTGCCTGGCCCGCACATTTGACAGACCGTTACAACCCCGTAGCGTTAGGCGGTGAGATCCCTGCGTTATGGATCAGTTCCCTCAGTACGTCGCCTTGGTGGTAGCGCTGCACGGATTAGCGCTGGTGATCGTCAACCTGACGCCCACCCCAAAGGACGACGAAGCCCTCGGTTCAGCCCGGCGCGTGGTGGTAAAGCTGTACCGAGTGGTTGAGATCCTCGCAGGGATCGTTGGGCCATTGTCCAAGAGGTAGGCGTGATGTCTTTAGGCATCAGCGAGGAGTTGCAGTTTCGGAAAGAAGCCATCAAGCGGACGCTGCAGGAGCTCTACGAAGATGATGACCTGGGTGGCTTGATGGATGCAGCGCTTCTGCTGAACACGCTCTGGCATCAGCAGGCGGCGCTTTCCAAGTGGCTGGCCCATGAGGCGGCCGAGAACCTGGGTGAGGCGTGGCAGGGCCTGCTGCCTAAATGATGGTCTTGGTGTTGTGGTTGGGGTCTGATTCCCGAATGGTCATGCCTGCCGGCAGGTGGAGCGTTTCGCGTTTCATCAGCTAAAGGTCCAGCCCCAGCCGCCACCGATGTCCCAGCGGGGCAGAAGGTTCTTCCAGCTGTACTTCTCGTTTTTGCCGGTGCCATTGCCCTGCTTCTCCCAGCCACCGTTGATCAGATCAATGGAGCCGTAGGGGTCATGAACCAGGGCGTGGCTGCTGCTGTAGCCGCGCACCACGAGGTAGTGCCCGCCGCCCTTGGGATGGGAGACGGGGCCGTGATGCAGAACGCCAATGGCCACGGGGTAGCCCTTGTCGATCTCGCGCATCAGATCTTCCTTGTGCATGTCGGTGCGGAAGCGATGCCGCACACCCAGCTCCGTCAGTGCCTGTTGGTGGGCTTGAGCGGAGGTGGTGTCGCCATGACGGCGGACAAAGGGCAGGTACTTGAGGTCATCGTCGATGGCCTTCCCGCTGACGGGATCCTTGACGCCCAGGTAGCCGAGGCACATGGCGATGCTGCTGGTCTGGCATTGCCGCCAGCCCTCAGGGCCGTTGTCCAGCTGGCTCATGTACTTGACCGGCAGTGGGTTGTCAGCAACCAGGGCAGGCTTCTGCCGGTAGCTGGCAATCCACTCGCTGTCGTCTTCCAGCAGATCGGGATGCTGCATGTGGAGGGCCCGGTAGAGCAGCTCCACGCCTTTCTTCTGATTGTCTTCACCCTTGTAGTAGAGGAAGAAGTTCAGGAAGGCTTCTTTGGTGAGTTGAGCCATTACGAGGCCGTATCAATCACAAGGTAGGAGGCTCCCAAAGGATCGGCCTCTCTTTGTCCACGTCGTATTCGCCTCTCCTAAGAATGCGAGCGCAGCGGGCCATCTGAATGGCATCTGCTTCCGTCTTCTTGGCTTTCTCGTAGGCGATCACAACAGCAGCCCAGAACTCGTTGTCGCTCTTGCAGCCATCGAGGATCTGTTCAGCTTTCTTGGGGCCAACACCTGGGCACCCGGGGTAGCCATCGGTGGCATCCCCGCACAGCACCTGGCCGTAGAAGGCCACGTCGGCCTGGTGCCTGCTGACAGTCTTGAGCTCATCGCCAACAAGGTGCAGGCCCGGGATGGTCTGCAGGTCTTTGTCTCGGCTGACGATGATGTCCTCCTTGTCGGCCATGATCCCCACCACGTCATCACCCTCGATGCCAGGGAATGACTGGGACACCCATTGGGCGCGGGCCCAATCCCGCAGGGCTTGATAGCCCGCGGGCCTACGGCTCTTGCGGCGGTTGGCCTTGTACTTGGGGTAGACGGCGTAGCGAAAGTTGCTCACGTCACCGAAGGTCAGCACCACCGGAGCGGTGGGCATGATCTCGTTGATGTGGGCGACCTCCTTGTCGAAGGCATCCTTGGCCTCCGAGAGGTTGACCTCATAGGTCCACTTATCTGGAGCCCATTCGGTTTCGTATTCCGCCCCCGCTACGCAGCGGAAGAGGAAGGTTTCTGCATCGACCAGGATTCGCATTGTTCGGCGTAAGTGAAGAGGGGTGATCGGCCGTTTCAGTAGGGGTTCGTTTCTTCCATCTCGCGGAGCAGTCGGTCGGCTACTTCGTTGATGGCGAGGTGGCAGATGCGTGCCTGCTCCTTGGCCGGGGCCCAGGTGCGGATCTTTTCGCTGATCTTGTGAACCACCGCCTGGATGCGACGGGTGTCGTCAATGGCCAGCTCAGCGTCAGCCCAGTACAGAGAGGTGAGCTCTTGAGGGAGGGTCATTTGGCGAGGACAGGGGTGCAGGTTGGCCAGCGGGCTTTGGCGTAGCCCTTGGCTTTGGCAGCGCTCGGGGCCTTGACGACCCAGCGCATGGGCTTGGCGTTCTCGAACTGGATCAGGAGGAGGTATTCCTTGGTCCGTTCGCCTTCTCGTGGCCGGTCAATACCAGGGCCACGCCGGATCTCTTTGTCGTCTTGCGCCCAGCTGAAGGGCAGGAAGGTCGGCTTACTGGCCATCGGCTTCCAGGACGTGACGGCAGGCGCAGATGTAGCCATCCCAGTAGGTGATGACGTACTTGGCGTCGTCTTTGACGGCCTGGTTGTAGTGGCCATAGGCCATCTCGAGCAGGCGCTTGACGGTGCCGACGGTGACCTCGAGCTCGCGTTCAGGATTGAACGAAACGGATGTTTCTTGTGTCGTAGACATTGGTGATTTTTTCGTTTGACCCCTGGCTCCAGCGGATGGATGCCGAGGCGTCGTGGACTTGAGTGATGTGTCCCTTCTTCCAGCCATCAGCTGTGTAGAAATGGACGTGATGACCGGGCTTGAGCTGCCGGAAGCTGGCTACAGCCCCACCGGGTCTTCCCATTTCTGCTCCAAGGACTGAGTGGCCTCGTCGAAAAGGAAGGAGCCTGCATAACCACATCGGCCGAGCATCCTGTTTTTCAGGCAGTAGGAATGGGTCAGCTGTGTGCCGCGCCGTCTGGACAGGGCCCAAATGGTGTCGGCCAACTGAACAATCGAGTGGCTGCCCCTGATGTCATGGAGCTCAGGCACCCCGCCGTCCTCCATGTTTTTCACCTGACTGCTGCTGCGGTTCAGGTGGCTGATGGCGAACACCGTGCATTTGGTGGCCGCAATAAAGGAGCGGATTTTGGTGACCAGGGCATCCAGCTGACGGGTGTCTTGCGCCAGGCCAGAGCCGACGATCGTCAGGTGGTCGAGGTAGAGGTGCTGACAGCCAAGCGAACGAACCATGTAGTTCATGCGCTGGAGAATCACGTTCTCGTCGAGTGATCCGAAGTGATCAAACAGCTCCAACATCCCGGAGCCGGTGACGAACTTGTCGGCCTGGGCGATGTTCTGCAGTTGCTCATCGCTTAGCCCTGCGTAGGACTGGCGAGCGTGCAGCTGCAGGCCAGCAGCCATGCCGACAAAGCGGAACACCGCCTCGTCTGCTGTTTCCTCGAGGCCAATCCAGCCGACCTTGATGCCTTTCTCCATGTCATGGAGAGCCAGGGCACGGGCAAAGGTGGTCTTGCCAATGCCTGAGCCAGCGATCAAGACGATCAGCTGGTTGTCGTAGAAGGGTGTCTTCTGGTTCCACCAGGCGAACGCGCAGTCAGTGGCTACGCGCGTCGGTGGCTTGAGGACAATTCCCTCGTAGGCCGAGGCCGGCTTGATCCCATCAGGGCGCAGCTCCTTGGCGGCGTAGATCGCCTCCTTGACGGCCTGCCCTCCCAGTTCCTGCAGGGTGTCGTTGGCGTCCTTGCGAGGGAACACCACGCGCCGCACCTGCCCGGCCTGGAACAGATCGACAAGGGCAGTTGCTGCTGCCTCGCCGGGCTCGTCGTTATCGGTGGCGATGTAGACGATCCGGTAGGCGTTGAACTGGTCAAGGTGTTTCTTGACCCATGTCGCAGCGGACTGCGCACCATTGGGAACAGAGATCCCCACGACCTTGCCGTTGGTGGCGGCGTAGATCGACGGAGCATCGAACTCCCCCTCGCAGATGGCGATGGCGTCGTGATGGGCAGGGTTGGCCAGGTGGTGGCCAAAGCCCATGACTTCCTTCGCCTCGCCCTTCCAGCTGATCTTCTTGTCGTCAGTGCGGAACTTCTGGGCAACGACCTTGCCGGCCACGTCCCGATATTGGAAGGCCACACCGTTGCCGGTGCGTACG